AAAAAGGAACTTAGCGGTTAAGCATAAGTTCCTTTTTCTAGATCTAGATAGCTATATCTTGTATCCTAAAAATCTCTGGAGATTTTTAGGTCTTCTAAAATTTCATTAGTTAGAGTAATTAAAGCAGAAACTGTTGTATCATCTTGTTCTGTTTCAATAGAATCTCCAGTGAAGTCGGCATCAAGTTCCATTATAGATGTTCTTACAGATTCTTTAAATTTTTGTATCGCATCTTTACCCGAAGGAGATTCTTTAAATCTTCTTAATAATTCGTTTTCTTCCTCTGGCGATCTTTTATACCCACCTTCATTTAACGCTTCTTTAATTTCTTTCAATAAATTTTTAGTCATTTATAACTCCTTTTTATTTATCATATTAACACAAATTGTCTTACTTGTCAAGAACTATAGAGTCTGAAAATGAAAAGAATCATAAGCAAATGTAACCTGAAACTCCTGAACATCAGATGTAGTAGTATCTAAATTTATCTCACCTATAGTTATTGGCCACGCACCTAATAAAGTGTATTCTCCGACTGCTTCTTCTCCAGAAGGATTTTCACCATTAAGCTGTTGGAGAGTAACTTCTTTCTTATATGTTGCTGGAGCAGAAAGAATATTTGTATCGCTACTTCTAACTTGCTCAGACCACTGATACATAGCATTATAGACACCTAATTTAGTATCTACCCTAAATGTGCAAGTCCAATCTGGATAAGTTACATTCCCTGGTAATTTTAACTGATTAGCAGCATATGGAACATCTATAGCCGCTATATTCTTGGATGGACACTTGGATGATTTTACTAACACAGTAGCATTTTTCATATCATTACTACCTAGATCTAACCCAATTCCTAAAGCAGGAAAGATAATTCTAAATTGATAAGATCTTTGTAAAGATCCTGCTATACTTTTAAAATCTGTTACATTGAAAGACATATTTATTTCCTCCTAATTTAAATAATTAAACTTGTAAAGTGAAAACTTTATTTCCACAGTCATATATTCTATCGAAACCTTTTAATTGCATTATCTGCCATTCTGTTAATATCTCTTCATATTCAGAAAACTTCTTTAATTTATGTTTCTGATACTTCATCCTTGACTCCCTTCCATAATTATTTATATAAAAGTACCCTGGAGTTGAATCTTTCCTCTGACTCATAGATAAAGTATTAAAAGACCTGTATGAAGATCCATTAAAAAATCTTTTATCTACATAAGAAACTAAAGATTTTATATTAAGTTCATTAAAAGCAAACTTAATAAGCTTCTGAAACCCGCCAACTACAGAAGTATTTAATTTTGAACAACTTCTTAATAGTTCAAAATCACTAGATTTATCAAACCTGGGTTTGGACAAAGTGATTAAGTAAACTAATTCATCTTCATAATATAACCCGAATTTATGTTTGCTTCTTATTCCCCCTTGTATGTGATTATCAAATAAGAATAATTCACAATCTTTATTAGATACTTCTTTTACCTTACACTTTCTAGCATATATCTTTCTATCACTAATTCCTAATTTATTCTTTATTATAGATTTAACTATAGATTGTTTATCAACCCATTCATCTTCAAATATATGAATGAGAGATATTCCTTGCTCTTCACAAGCATTAGTTTTATCTAAGTGATAATTCTTATCTTTCCCTCCAGATATTTCAGAATGCCAATATAACCCATCAAATTCTATACCTAAATTATAATCAGGTAAAAATATGTCTATCTCCTTAGGAGAGATAATAGATCTACTATTGGTAGTTATATTTTTAATACCTATATCCTCTAACCAAGAAGTAATTTCTCTTTCATAACTAGAAACACTATTTTGAATTACAGGATAACATTCTTTACATCTCGGAACATTTCCATTATCTATAATGCTTAGAAAGATACCAGAACACTTTACACATTTAAATTCATATTTTTTATTACTAACTCCTGTATATTCATCTAAACTAAACATTGGAACTACTTTCTCTTTCAATCTATTACTATTAAGCAGTTTAGAGTAATAATTAGACTTTTGAGTTTGTTTTTGCTTAGAATATACATTTTTAGCTTTTTCTTTGCCATATCTTTCTTCAGCAGTTAACCTTTTTATAGATTTTCCATATCGACCATCTTTAAAATGATTATTATCTAATTCAGAAGGATTTCTTATACCATATTTATCCCATAAAGAATCTTTAGTTTTCTCTAAACCTATTTTAGATTGGAGAAATGTTTTATGTCCATATTTCTCCAAGCAAGTAATTTCTCTCTTTTTAATTACTTCTTTGCCTTTATCAGATTTGAATAATTTAATTATCCCTTTCTTTCTTAATTCAATCTGTTTAGGATCTTTATTACTACAAGATTTAGAGCAAAATTTACTATAACCTGATTTAAAATCTTGCCATTTGTTATCTTCTCCACAAATAGGACAATACTTCTTTTCTCCCTGAGGATCTATATATGTATCATAATAAGTTTTAGTAGTCATCTCATGAGTATATCTAAAATGACTACTAAAACTTCTTTCAAAATGTTGTCCACATATCAGACATTCTATCATCTATTATCCTATAAGTTCATTAAAGTTAACACCAGTACGAGTAGCATTAAATCTAAGGATTAGATACTCTGCGGCTTTTGTCGGAGCTATATATATATCGACCCATAACTCATTTCTATCGATTCTTTCAGGAGTATTTACGGCCGAAGAAGTATCGACTATATAATCAACTATTCCTCTTCTTCCTTTAACATCTGCTAAGAATGGGTTAATTACATTCTTTAAGAGCTTCTGAGTGAACTCATCATTCTGCTCGAAAACAAACTGCTTAGCCGCTGTTGCTATTGCTTTTTCGAGCACGATAAAAAGACGTCTCACATTTATCCTATCAAAGGCACTAGGTCTACTTTGAAGTGTTTTCTGACCCCAAATATATATTCCTTCTCCTTTGAAAGAAACTATAGGATTTATTCCATTCTTGTAAAGAATATCTCTAAATCCTAGATCTGGACTTATTGCTATCTTATCAACCCCAGTCAATCTACCTCTTATCATTCCTGCTGGAGCGAACCAAGGCTCTGCTACTCTATCTGTTCCTGCATATATTCCTGCTACATATCCGCCACATGGAATCCATCTTTTCTTATCATTATATTTATCATAAATCTGTAACCAATTAGCATAAAGAGCAACATAATTAGTATTAGGATTTAATGTAGTTTTTCTATATGTAAGAATGTTATTTATAGCGGTAGATATGTTGGCCACACCAACCACTTCAGATTTAGGAAAATCAAGAATTCCTACACAATCCATTCTAGATTCACATAAAGATATTATTTTATTAGCTACTGAAACCGAAGTGTTGCCACCACCAATGACTATATTTATATCTAGATCTTCTGGATTTTTATATAAATCATAACCCAGAATAATATCTCCTGCGCTTGGATTTCCGTCTAATCCGCCAGACAATGCTGTTTCTGGGAAAGAAACAGGCGCTGTAGTTAATCCAGTATTCCAGAAAGCCAAAATATAATTAGATTTCTTATTTATTTTATTTTCTACAAAGAATGTATCTCCATTACCATCTTTCTTGCTCGGAGTTGAAGAAACTGTAAATGTTTCTACTACATTAAAAGTTCCATCAGATCCTTTGACAGAAACTAAAACTACGAATTCATCAGTCGCACCTGAAACTGGTGGATTATCAACATATTGCTCATATCCACTCAATGTAGCAGAACCAGATATTGGAAGAGAATACCAATCGGAACTATTTATTACTGCCACTTTAATATCTGTATTTCCATAAAGACCTGGATATTTAGCGGATATTCTTAGATTATCATTCACATTATATACAGGAAGATAATCAGTTCCTGAAGAATTAAAAATATTTGCTTCGCTTTCAAATTGAATATAATCTGCTGAAGGTCCTGAGCTTGTGACAGTAGTTGGGCTGATACCAATAGAAGCATTCTTAGCTACTGCTTTATCTACTGCTCTTGTTACATATAATTTTCTGCCTTTTCTTAGATAACCTTCACAAGAATAAAAATCTTCATAATTCGTATCTGTTGGATTACCAAATAATTCAGCTAAATTTCTTTCCGACGTTACTAAAGTTCTCTGATTAACTGGACCTTCTGGAAAGTTTCCTACATAACAAGCGATAGATGTTGCTATGCCCGGAACATAAGCTGAAAGGTCTCTCTCAATAACTGCTACTTGTGGTGAAATGTAAAATCCCATAATTTAATCTCCTTTACTTAATGTTAAAATCTTGGACCGGTAAATACTATAACTATTCTATTTTATTTTATTACCTTAAATTAATCATCAAAATCATATTCTATAGGAGAACCAAATTCGTCAATAAATTCATGGTTTTCCGTAAAATCATCTATAAAATTATCTCTATTATCCTCATCAGATAACCACTTGTATTTTTCAGAATCTTTATCATATGTATCTAGTAATTGTAGCAAATATTTATGAAGATCTTCTATGTCCGCCTGTGCTAAGGTTTCTTCTCCAAATTTATTAAGATAATCTTCTTCTATATCATATCTTACCTCATTTTCAAAATCAGATTCCTTCAACAAAATATTTATCTCTTTTATTAGTTTTTTCATATGTCCTCCTATTATATTA